CAGTGCCATTCCATTTACACTGAAATTTACAGTTGACAATGGACATATCGCCAGAACCACCAGTGGCACTTCCGATAGCCACACCCTTCCCCTTGACCATGACGTTATACATAGAGCTTCCGTCAAAGCCTTTGGTTCGGGTTCCACCGTTGCTCTCAAAGAACATGGCATAAGACGTGGCATCTTCAGCAAAGTGCCCGATTCACTCAATGTGAGTTGCGGGACACTCGATGTTCCACCCACCATGAGCAGCCGTGTTAGACTTGGTTCTCACGCCAAGCATGTCACTCGGATACTGCCTCTGCGTAACACCGATAATTGACTTATTGGCATTAGCCTCTGTTCCGCTTCCAGCGGTCTGAGCCTGTGCAATGGTAATATCCTCTGTATAGCGGGCAAAACCTGTGCCGAGCGTGTACACCTTCGGACGGATATAAATCACGTCGCCACCAGTAGAGGCGGTTATGGCTGCCTGAATAGTAGCCTTTGCCCTGTCAGGGCGTGTTCCCTCATTACTGTCGCTTCCGTCTGTCCCATCAACAAACCAATGAGTAGCCCACGGGCTAGAAAAGCGGGCACCCCCAACAGGCGCTCCGCCCATGTGAAATAACATATCAGGAGCTATACTCATAATATCCCTCCTGATTATCCGTTACCGCAGTAGACCATTCTAGGATCGCCATACCCGTTCTTAAAATACTGCAACGAGCTAACGATAGTATCCCTTGTGTTGTCTGCGGCATCCTCAATACGTCTATCGGGTTCCATCAACGTAAACATATTCACGTCGTATTTGGAGTTATTCTTCGCAATCAAATACCACGCCGTGGTACTCGTGAAGAAGTTATAGACGAACACATCAACTTCCCTATTCAGGACGTTTTTAGTGTTTGAGAACTCACCGGATTTCTTATCACTTTTGTAGATTTCATTCGCCGTGTGCATTAAAGCCGTAGGCACAACAAGGGTGTCGGCGGTACTCGGCATGTAATGACCCATAGAGTCAATCATGTCCGCAAAATACACTTCCGCATCCTCGATAGCCGCATGACTCAAGTCCACATCAGCATAGTTGTCAAAATTGTCATCTGTCGAACCGTCTAAAAGCCCAGTATGGGTGTTTTCAGCGAAATCGAGAGTGTCATAACCCTTGTAGGTGTAAGTCGCACCAGTCGGGTCATTCCACAACTGAGCGGCGATAACGTCCTTACAATATCTCTGCATCTCTGCGAGAGAACGAGTCCATTTCGCCATCAGACTCCACTTATTGGTTCTCTTCATCCTGTCCGTGATACGGAAAGACGTACCATACGCAGCCTGCGTATAAGTAACATCGTTCCCGCGAACAGGAACCTGATAGCCAATAGCTGCGCCTTCGGCCACTTCCGAGGCGGGCTCTAGTCCGGCAACCTCTGACATTCTCTCGAAGTCATCCGAAGTTTTAAGGTCGTTGTATAACCTCTTCCACTGTTGCGGATGCTTCCTGTCAGTGGTGTCATATAAACGATAAAGAACCTTTTTAAAAAGATCCTTGTTCGAGGTGTCAAAGCCTGTTGAATGTACACTCATGACGCATTCCAGTTCCAGCAAGAATCAGGATGAAATCTCACCAGTACACGGGAACCCGATGCTGGAGTATCCCGTGGGTCTAAATTCACTATAATGGCATCCGTTCCAGCCGAGCCTAATGCCAATGTCGTTGCTGTAGTGGAAACAGAAAAGTCATAGTCATTTCCGACATGGGTGGCCTTGGCTGGTGTAGCACCAGAAGAGTGAATCGACCAAATCTGTTCGGGCGTAATTTCGTGTACCCTGATGTCACTCCCCGTAGTCCCAGTTGCGTCCATTGCGGCTATACCAACAATGTCGTCACCATCAGTAGCAATGGTCACACTGCCGCTGGAAAAGAAAACGGGGTCGCCCTCTTTAAAAGTCTCGCTTGCAGCTTCAGGGTATGAACGAACATTCGTTGGCCCTGACCACAATCTAAATTTTCCCATTTAAATCCCTATTCATTTGCTGAGTCAGGGATTCAGGGAGCTATCTTAAAAGTTTGTCGGTGTCGATTTCCTCAACGATTACGCCGTCCCGCCTGGCCTCTTCCCTAAACTCCGCTTGCCGAGCACTAGCCGCCCGTCGTGATTTCTCAAGGGCCGCCTTCTTCCGCTCAACAAACAAATGGGCGGGACACATCATTAATCGAGTGTCCACATATTGATACCAACCCTCGGCATTAGGAACTAACCCCTCGGGCCAATACAATTTATCCTGCCAGCGAACTAAATCATAATCGTATCGGTATTTCCACGTATCAACGTGGTCTTGGTTCACCCACTGCACTTTATGATCGGGAAGCGGTGCCTTGTCAGACTTGTAATCCACATACACGGGCTTTCCCTCAAAGACGTACTTGCCGTGCTCTGGGTCTGACTTCTTCCAGTCAACTTTCGACAACTTGAGATTAACTAAACGTACTTGTGATAACCGTCTTCCCATCAGTCGCTCTCCTCTTCCATCAACTCAGCCGCATCTTTCATGCTTTTAATACCCGCATCCGGTTCCCTGTCAATCATATAATTCAGGAAATTCTTGGCGTAGTCGTCAAATTCGACTCTCTTTTTTGCGGGTTCTTGTGAACGTACCGCAGAAGGAGATTCCGTCTGCGTCGGTGAAACGGGACTTCTCTGAGGACTCTGTTTATCCTTCTGGTATTTCATATTCGTGCCAACAGCTATGAGTACCTGTGGATCAGCCAGCATCATGGGGTCGCCCCCCTGCTGCACGGCATAATTCAGGAATTTCATAGTATTAGCCTCTACCTCTGGATCACCAAAAATCTCAGGATCACTACGCTTCACTTCTTGCAAAACTCTCGGTGCCTCCCTATTAGCCTGTTCATGACGGAGTTGTTGCTTGAACTCATTAAGCTCCTTTCTCATTTGTGCTGAGACAGCCTTTGATGGGCTGTTAAAGAACTCTGAATCCAAGTCCTCTTCAGGCTCTTGCGGTTTTTGAGATGACTTGGGCTGATTCCGGTAATAGGCCAGTTCGGATTGCATTTGATCAAGAGCTTTTTTATACTCCCCGAATTCTCTGCCCTGCTCACCGAGTTTTCTTTCCAAGTCCTCATGCATCTTAGCGATTTCGACAGGACTTTTTCCCCGATACTTATCGGAAAGCTGTTCCTCATCACCAGACGCTTTTTGCGGCTCATCCGGTGCATTGGCCTCATCAGCCTTATGTGCATTCTCCAGTTCAGCCGCTACATCTTCATCACTCATTTATATCTCCAAAAACCTCACGGTATCACGATGGATATTACCCGCTCCGGTTTCCTTGCAAACCATCTTTTATTTTGTTTATTTCCTTTATCGTCCTTTGAACGCCGCGAAGTTGCCCCTTATAGAACATATCTGTATCACGGTCATTCCCCTCTCTGCCTAAATCCTGATGTATGTCGACCTTTAGCTTTTCAATCCTTTTGCCGACCATTGACCAGAATCCAGTCTCTTTCAGCCAATTAATATCACCAATAGCATCTAGCTTCTCAACTTCGCCGCTTCTAAACCAATCCTTAACGCTCATCTATCCTCTCGGTGGTGCCTGTGGCGGTGCGGATGGACTTCCCCCACCACCCGTCTGTCCCATTCCTGGCGGATTGGGATTCATCAACGCATTCTGTAAATCAATAACCTCATTCAGCGGTTTCAATAAATCGTCAGCATCGGCAATATCGAAATCCTCAAGTATGCGGGTTACTATCTTCCGCCCCGTTTCCGAAATCTCAAGTATGAATTTCTTCATCTCTGGATGTACACCCGCATCGACTATCGCCTGAATCATACTGGCAAGGTTAGTCAAATACTGGCTCAATAACTGATATACGGCGATATTAATCTGCCGCCGCACTTCCGAATTAAGCATCTCTGAGGATGCCATTAAATCTATCTGAATCCCCTCTTCCAAATAGGAAGACGGAAAATCTATCGCTTTCGACTGAAACAATCCGTCCTTATCCTCAACCTCATACGTGAACCGTGGCTGATACTGGGCGAACTGACATAACGCCTTCATGCCGATTTTACTTATCTTGCGGCGCAATACATCCATATTGAACCGCATCTTAATACCGACCTGCTCAAGCCGTGCCATAGCCTCACTAGCAACGGGCCTCTCAGCCGTAGGTTGCCCCATAGCCTCCGGTGAAACACTCGCCACAAACTGCATGAATTGTATGGCCTGCCCTATGTCAGCCATAGCTGACGGCATCGGGTCTTTAATCTCGAACTGCTTAATGGCATTCTCAACGTCATCGACCTTAACGACCACCCCAGGGTAGAACTCCCAATCCTCTTCCCTGGCAGTATCTCTCTGCAAGAAAGCAAGGCTATTCTGAAGAGTCCTATTATCTAGGGTCTGGTTATAAAGTGTATCCACGACTTCCTGAAGGTCTCTCAACTGGTCACACAGCCCGAATCCATCGAAGCAATACTCGATAGGAGAGGCGATTAAATCAATAAACGGCCTCGAACCGTAGAAATCGGGGTTATATATTGCCCGCAAAATCGTTTTCGTATCGTGGTGATAAACCACAACAATGTCGTCCTCAATACCATCGCCATCAACGTCATATTTGAACCACAGCTCCCATAATTCAATCGGCTTGTCCTTAGCCTCGCTGATTTCCTTACCCTGCCCTTCAGCACGGTCTTTCTTTACATCATCAAACTCATCGCCGGAATACTCAGAACCCTCAAATAGGTGTTTCAAGGCGCCTTTTCTGTAGAGTCCGGCCTTAATTCTGGCCTCGATTTCTGGTTTTCTAAGGTATTTTCTGAATCCGACCAAGTAAGCGTCATCCACAGATTTGGCTTCCGACGAGATAATGAAGTCCTCTCTCGGTATGGGAAACAATGTTGGCCCCTGGTAAGTCGTGACTGGAACCTTAACAACAGGCTCGCCTGTAGTGGAATATTTCTTAATATCTGAGTCGGCGATCTCTTCCTTCGTGGCGTATCTGTAGATTGTTTTCTTCTTGATCTCATAATTTATCTTGATAATCCCCGTTCCCGTCTTGATACACTGCAAAAGCGGGTCGAATATGGTGTTCTTGAAATCAATAATCCACTTCTGCCACCAATCCAAGCCGTCTTCCAACTCATGTATCAAGTCAACGAACTCAGGTTTGCGGGCTTTAAGCACCCATACTTTCTTCTGCCCGAAAATAGCCGTAATCAAGCGGACTATAATATTGTCAACTAGCCACTGAGTAACGGGGATAGAAACATTACTGGCCCCCGACCAGGGGAAACTCTTGGGTTCCCGCTCGCCACGGTACTGTTTTTGTGACTTCTCTAACCGCTCAATCAGGACTTCCTGACTCCGCAACTCATCCTCAAGGATTCTATGAATAAATGATTGCAGCTCATCTTCAAGAGTCTTGTTGTCGGTTTTTTGAGTGAGATTAATAGGAAGTCCGCCGGGAAAATAAGCTATATCTTCCCGAGCCTCATCCATTGCGGACGGTTTTATCGTTTCTTCTTTACTATCTTTCTTTTTCTTCGTTTTAGCCATTTCTTTCCAGATTTTGGCCCCTTAAACAGATCTTTGTGCCTGGATTTATCGAATCCAGTGCTTATAGTCACTTGCCTCTTTTCGTGCGCCGCCTTTTAGGCTTTTGCGGTTTCCGCTTTTTAGGTGGCTTCGGTGGCCTAATAGAAGTTGGCCCCTTTGGTCGCCTTGGTTTTGGCGGCCCTGCCACTGGAACCCTGGGAGGCCCCGCGATGGGCGGTGTTGGTTTTAACCGTCTTTTTTTTCTTTTTGGCTTTCTAGCCCTTCTTGCTTTAAGCATGTAAATTCCTCCACTAATTAAAAATTGTTATAGTCATAAATAGGTAGGTGTGAAAATAAATCGGCGGGTAGGAAAAGAACAATATCCCCAAATAAAATACAGATTATCTCTTGCAAGACTTCTTTTTCTTTGATTTCTTACGCTCGATTTTAGTCAGAGTGCCGTAAACATAGACATCCTTACGGTCACCCTTTAGCCCCTTTTTCTTGGCTTGCCTTGAAAGTTTGCGGTGTAACTTTTTTGGCATTATTTAATATATCGCTACTATATACTCGGCACTTGAGTCGGAAGATGATGTGGCCCACGTATTTGCTTCCCAAACAGGCTTTATTTCTTGTGGATAATAAGGCCAAACAGATGGAACCACCATTGGCCCATCCGACACTTCGACCCAACCCCTTCCTCCACATCCATGACACGTTTGCGAAATGGGGCCACCACTTGAATCACCGCTCGGTTGCTCAGTATACTTGCCTGAACCACCACAAACAGGACACAAGACAGCCCTCATTTAATGAATCTCTTTTTTAAATAACCCAATACAATCAACGCCCCGATGAACGCCATTACCTTTACCGGATCAATCGCTATCTTAACCGTCGCTACTAAACCAAATAAATCAGGCATCAACTATCTCCATCTTCAAGTGCCGCTAAATCTTCATAGCTGCCAACAAACTCTAAGTCCGGCTCGGGTTCTAAGTCATCAAAAAAATCAGTATCACGGGCGATTTCCTGTAAAATACTCACAATCTGCTCGGCGGTTGGCTCTTCACCATCATTCTCTATAATCTGCTTTTCCCGTTTCCAAATACGCTGTAGCATTTCCTTGTCGGCAGCAGACCACACCCTGTTATAAAGATTTTCGATTTGATAACCCTGAAAAGAATCGTAAAAAGCCCCGATGCCGTATTTGTCTCTAACTTGCTTTGTTGCTTTTGCTATATCTGATAAGTATACTTCGAGAATATCCCTGCTTGAACTCAATCACATCTCTCACTCTGCTTTGCATCTGCTTATGTGGGGAAAAGGACTTCTTTTCCCCCTCATTATCTATACTAGCACGGTTTGTCAACCCCTATTGTAGAACCTCTCCGTAGGTAGTCCTTTAAACCCTGCGGGCGAAGTGGGTAATTTTTCCCAGTCTCGTGCGCCACATTCACACTCATATTGCCTATTAGCCATTAACGCCGTTTCCCTTTTATCGGCGGCAACACTAAAATCCTTCTCAACCCGCCGCCCACAGTTTCGGCATTTTAATAGGTATCGTGGCACATTATCCTCCTGATTGGACACCTGTTAAACCCGTCATGTAAGTAAATTTTTCTTGCCATTCGGGATTACCACTCATACAATCAGGCCGCCGATCTGTTTTGTATCTAAATGTAATAGTTGGCCCGCATTGTGG